CAACGGTCTATCGGGCAGGGGTTCGGCCACGGCCTGTTCATCGGTCTCCATCATCTTGTCCAGATACTTCTTGGTCAACACGTAGGGGAGGCCGTGGTACAGCAGGCGATAGCCAGCCACGACCCCACTGCGGACGGCACCAACGGCCAACTCCTGTGAGAAGACGACGCGGTACAACTGACGGTGGGGGACAGACATTGCCACTCCTTAGATGATGAGTCTCTTCAGGTCGTCCTCGTCACCGTTGAAGGCGTCGAGGTTAACATAGCCGTTGATACCACGGACACTGCCCTTGTCGGAATACTGCCACAGCTTCCAGTTCGTCCAGCCGGGGAAGCCCGTCATGTCACCGAGGGTGTTATGGCTGTCCCCCTCCACGTCGAGGGCAGGCACCAGCATCCCATTCAGGCCCCCGCACTTCTCCGCTACGGCGAGGAAGTTCTTGTACTGTGCCCCGGCGTCACCCGTCGGCGTGAAGTAGTGGTACAGGCCAACGTACAGCCCCGCTGCTCTGGCCCCGTCCATGTATTCACTGGCCTTGGCGTCTTGGATCGTGGTCCCCTGCGAGGCCTTCACGTACACGAACTTGCTGCCGGCTTGGGCCACTCTTACCCATTCAATGTGACCTTGATAGTGCGACACGTCTATGCCCTGAATCATGGTTACCTCTGCTTGAAGCCGACGGAGAGCATGATCTTGCCGACGAAGCGGCTCACCGTTCCCATTGCGGCAGTGGCGATAGCCAGTCTCTTGCCAAAGGGACGCGGCTTCATGTGGTGCTTGGGATAGGCCGGGTCCACCCAGCCCGTCCGCATGTACTCGGCGACGGGTTTGGCAGGCAGGGTGTAGATCAACGCCTGCTGGGTCATGTCCCCCCGCCGCGTCGGGTCAAACTGGGGATTGTAGGGGTAGGGCTGCATCATGGCAGTCGAGTACAGGTCCAGTTCGGCTCCCGTCTCGTTCGGCGACACACTCACCGCACTGTCGGCGTAGAAGCGGCCACTGCCCAATATCCCGCCGTTGCCCCGGTCAATGAACTCCTGGGGGTTGATCTTAGCCACGTCATGCCCTTGCCAACCCGAACCGTAGTAGCCACTGTTGGTCTTGCGGTAGTATTCCTGCTGCTTCGTCAAGGTCACGCCTTCGTGTTCCATGAGTGACCCGAGGAACGCCGCCCGTATAGCTCCCGAAATGGCCCCACCCTGATCCCCGAGTGGTTGGGCACGCAGATTCTCGGCCCGCTGCCGATACTCACGCCCCAGCCGCTCGAAGTCGGACAGGTCAACCGTTACCACGTTAGCCCCTTGGCCGTCACACGGAACATGGTGCAGCCCGCACACCAGTCCCGCAACGCCAGATGTAGTTGCTGCGTAAAGGGATCGTCCACTAGGCCCAACCACTCCACACTATCGGGCCACGTCAAAGCGAGACGGTCAGTGGCCTTGATGTTCTCCGTCAAGGCGATAGCTGCCGCCCGGCCTTCTTCCTTCGGCCTCGTGCTGTTGGTATTGGCCTGCACGATGTAGATACGCACCGTGAAGGTCATCTCCCCGTGTATGCCTCGTGTCTGCGTGTCGGGGAACGGCCCTACGATCTCGAAGAAGACGCCGGGATAGTTATTCGTGGCGTCGTCCATGAAGAGAATCGGCGGGGCTTCCACCTTGCGGTACAATGTCAACTGGTGCGGAGCCGTGACGCCAGGGGCACTTGTATCCGAGTGGTTCACGGCCCATCGGAAACCACTGGTCCCGCCCGGCACACCGATTACCTGATTGATGGCGTCAGAGAGTGACGTTGACATGCTTCACCTACAGATGGGCAGGCCGCATAATGACCTGCTGGTGGTCGTTCTCCCAAGTCGTCGGGTTCTGAAAGAGGACAGGTGGTTCCACTACCACATAGACCGTCCCGGTTACATCGTCGGTGATCTCGTCCCCCAGTTTCACGTCCGCGTCATAGCCAATGAAGAGTACCGTCTTGCTACTGGGCACGGACCCCATGAAGGTGTCCGTTCCCATGCCCGGCTCGAACGGAGCCAGCAGGCAGGGTTCCTCCGTCAGCACTGCCACTGGTGTAGCATAGGTCTCCCCGTCACTCCGCGTGACACGGGTGGACGATACCGAGTGGGGGGTAGGCACCATCATTAGGACCGGCCCCCGATGTAGGCATTGGCGATCTGCAACCGGACCCTATCCAAGTTCTTCTCGGCGTACCGCATGGTCTCACGGCCCACGGCGTCCGAAGTGCTGTACTGGCCCGCCCTAAAGCCGCCCCCGGTCACCTTCGTCACGCCGACGGACAGCATGGCCTTCCAGTAGCACAACTCGGCGAAACGGTAGTCACCGATCTCGTCCAGTTCGTCAATGGTGCGGTCGTCGGCATAAATGACGGCGACCTTGTACGCCCCTTGGGGACACGGCATGAGCCAAATCTGGTCATTCCGCATTTCCCAAAAACCATCGAAATACCGATGCAGAATGGCCATCTTCTGATAGTCAATCAGCATCTCGGTCGTGTCGTTGGCCGTCATGTGGTTCAGCATCATCTGTGTCCAGATCGCCTCATAATCGGTGTCCTGGTAGTCGGGATTGTAGCAGACCTGCTTGACCCACAAGGCCCCCGTCGGCTTGTTGTAGTTGGGCGTCCCCGCCACAGTGGTTATGCACGCGGCAGCGGTCGTGATGCACACCTTAGGCCGATAGAACAGGTACTCGTTGAGGGCGTCCTCGATCACCAGCAGCAGGTTCTCGTCGGTAATATCCGCTGTGCGAATACCCTTAGCCCGCAGGGTGCTGATGATTCCCGATTCGCTGTAAGGATTGACGGCGACGGCCATAGGCATCACCCCTCAACTTTCCCGCTGACCCTACCAAACTACCGTCTTCGATGCAAGTGGCCCACAATCATCGAAGTCGGTTCCCGGCGTCACGCACACAACCCACGAACGACGCCGCCATGTTGCCCAATGTCCACTGCCGATAGTCACCCTTCACCTTTGGCCGTGTCTCGTATACCCACTGCATTAGTTCGGCCAAGTGCAACGGGTCGGGTTCTGCCCACCTGGCATACCGGGCATTGATGTGCTTGGCCTGCGACAGCCCACGGATACGGATACCCCATATCCCCTTGTCGTCAATGTAGTCAACCGGCCCGCCCCAGTTCGTCACCAGAGCCGGGGTCCCACTCATGGCCGCTTGCAGGGGAGGCATCCCAACACCTTCGCCTCGTGAGGGTTGCACCAAGCAGTCTATCTCGTGGTAGAACTCCACCAGCCTCGCCTCGGGCCAGTCCTCGTCTATCACCGTCACCTGTCGGTTGCTAATGACGGGCATCTGCTTCGTGTCCCGCGTCTTGATGACCAGCCGTATGCCGTCGCTCTCCCCGAAGGCCGTCGTGAAAGCACTCACCAGCACATCCGTCCCCTTGCGATGACTCTGCACCCCCACGGCTCCGAAGACAAAATCCCCCCTCGGCTTACGCTTGCGAGGCTTGTAGAGCGTCTCGTCTATGCCCCACGGACAGACCCGCACCCTCGGGTTGTACTTGCCGAAGACCTCTCGGCAGAAGGCACTCGGCACCCACACTTCATCGGCCCGGTTCACGAACGGCTTCCATATCTCCGGTATGTCGTCGGCCTCGTACATCGTGTAGAGGGCGTGAGACCGCGTACAGATATGTTCGGCCATGTCAGGGTAGCCCACCACGACGCCCAGGCTATCGTAGAAGCCATTCTTGGCGATCAACTGCAACAGGTGGTCTTCCGTCTCAGGGGGGACGTTGCCACGGGCAGGACGCAACTGGAAATCAACTTCGGGGCACTGCAACAACCTACCGACCAAACCACGGAAACCGACCGCATAGCCTGTGTACCTTGCCAGCGGCCCCATCAAGCGAAACCGGGTCATTGTTCCTCCTAAAGAGACGTGGGAGCGGCTTCCTCAAACCGCTCCCCCTGGTCCTATGCTCCCCGCCGGTTAGTCAACGTAGGTCAGGGCGGTGCCCGCACCCGAGCCAATGGTCAGGGCGTACAGTCCGTTGGACTGAAGCACCTTCATGGCGTTGCGGCTGGCAACCGAGTGCTGGATCGTGTTGGTCGCGGCACTCGAAGAGACCGGGCTAATGTACAGCGGCACATACGGGCAGAAGACCGCAGCCGCATGGTTCCAGTCCTGAGGCTGGTAGCCAATCAGCATCTTGTTCTTCAGCCCACTCAGCGTCTCGGCCCAGTCGAAGACGTACACATCGAACAGACTGGACCAGCTACCGACCTGCCGCAGACCCGTACCGAACTCGGTCACGGCCCCGGCGGGCAGCTTCTGGTAGGAGTTGCTGGCCTCGAACAGGGTGGCCTGAGTCGGGCCGGTGATAATCCAGTTGGCCCGCTGGCCCATCTTCTTCCCGATGTTGCCGGAAGCCCGGTTCAGGGACTGCGAGAGACCCCAGGTCAGCCAGTCGTTCAGGTTCTGGAAGCCCGTGGTAGGCAGGCCGGTATTGAACGTACCGCTCTGGCCCGCACCGGACGCCAGCGTCTCCAGGAACTTGCCATTCAGTTCCATGGCGATGAGGTTGGTGGCCGTAGCCATCATCTCGGCCTCCACGTCCATGCTGTAGTACGCCTGCATGTCCTGAGCGAGAGCCGAGGTGTAGTCCCAGTAGATAGCCTTCTCCGTCGCCGTCACGGTCTCGTAGGTGAAGGTGAACTCGATCTGGGACTTGGTGTCGTTCTCGGTGTGGTCGTCCCACGCCGTATCGAAGACCGAACTGTCGTCAATGTACGAGCCGTCCGCACCGGAACCGTTGGTGCCGGTCTTGTACTTCGGCTCGTAGAAGTAGACGCGGGCCTCGGGGCGGTCAATCGGACGCACCGCAGCCAGGGCGTAGGGGATGAGCTTCGGCAGGAGCTGGCGGATGATCGGCAGGACCATCGGGATCGCGGTGCCAAGGGCCGAAGTCGTGCTGGCCGTCTCCTGGTAGCCACGCTTGGTCATGCTGTACAGATACCGCTTGAGTTCCGGCTGCTTCTCGTAGTTGTCGAGAATCTGCCGCATGGCCTCGGCCTTATGGCCTTCCAGCCCCTCCAGCATCGCGTCCCGCACCCCACCGATGGTCTCGGGGCGGTCCACGACCTTCTCGCCCGCGAACATGAACCGGGCACGTTCCCGACCCTCGTGGATGAAGACGCCACTGGTCTCCACCGGCTTCGGGGTCTTCATGCGTTCCACGAGCGGGGTAATCTCAGCCACCGTCTCCGCGACCTTCTCGGGAGTGTCACAGTCCGCAAGGTGCTTGGCGACGATCTTAGCCACCATCTCGTCACCCTCGGCCAGCTTCGCCAGGGCGGCGTCCTTGGCCGTCTCCAGCTTCGCCTGAAGCAGAGCGTCGGCCACAATACTCTTAGTGACCTCCTTAGCATCGGCAATAGCCGCTGCCTTGATGGCCTCCACATCTACAACGGGAGCCTGCGGCTCCTTCTGAGTCACAACTTCGTCAGCCATGTGACTGACCTCCGGCACAGACGCAAGGGACTCGGCGACAGGCACTTCTTCGTTAGTTCCAACTTCAGCCTGTACCGCTTCATCAACTTCACTTTCGACTTCGAGGCTGTCACGCGACTTCTTCTGCTTCAGAGTGCGAGTGCTGGCCGCCCCTCGGCGTACCGGGTCACACCCGTCCATGATGTAGTCCGTGACAACAACGTGGGTGATGTTGCCCTTGTCGTCCGTTTGTTCTACTGCCTTACCATAGCCCACAATAGACCATTCGGTCTGCACTCCGTTAGCCCATAGGGTGCCGATGTTCTCGCCCGCTTGGGTCGGGATGAGAACCCCCTCCATAATGAGGTCGTCCCCTTGCAGCATAACGGCATCGTACCGTACACATATCTCACTAGGCTTGTCGTCGCCCCAAAAGACGTGACCATCACGTCCGGTTAGACGACCAGCCTTAGCCATCCGATTCATACGAGCCAGATTCCGCTCAAACTCCGAACGGGGATAGAGCCGCTTGTTCTTGTTGACGGTGTTGGCCTGGGCCACCCTAGCCGTGAAATGCCAGAGGCCATCCTCGTCTTCGTCCTTGTCCACCTTCTCGATGATGCCCGAGAACTCGTCCTCAATCATCTCTCGGTCAACGGCGGCGAGTTCGGCCAACTTAGCTTCGGCCTCGTCCAGCAGGGCCTCGTCTACGTTGGCTTCGGCCATTGCCAGCATGACCGTCTCGGCTTCACCAAAGGTCGTGGCGTCACCCAACTGAGCCATAAAGTCCGGTGCGGTGGGTTCGTCCCCGATGAGTGATGCAATCTCCTCGTCAGCGAGGTCGAGTGCGACGGCGTGAGCCTTGAGGTGGTCCAGGGCCGTCAGCCTCTCGGCCTGGGGAAGACCGGACTTGTTCACATCGGCCAGGGCGGTCTTCAGGCTTTCGAGGTCCACCGACTTGTTTTCGGTGGGCTTCACCACGTCCGCCGTGTGGTGTGGAAAGTGCTGCCCCACCGCGAAGGTAGCAGTATTGAGTGCGTCAGACATAGGCGTTTCCTCCCGTGCAGGCAGCCGATACGGGTGCGTCACACCAGACGTTAGAGTGGTTATGGTATGCTGTCAACTATGGAGAAACTACAAAGAGGGCCGTCCCCAAAGACGGCCCTCCGCCACGCCCACCAACCACCACTTACTTCACTAACGGATACCGCACATAGGCCAGCCACTCGTTCGCCACCGTGGCATAGCCGAACCCCACACACGCCTCCGCACTCAGCGCTTCCTTGAAGACTGGCAACGGGGCATCGGTACTGACACCCAGCATCATCCCGAAGGTGCTGCTGCCATTGTCGTGTATGCCACCAACGTCAAGAAACACGCTTCCACTTGCCGTTTCGAGTGCTTCCCAACTCAGGGTGGCACCAACGCTAGAGCCGGGGGCGAAGTCCTTCACGCCGCTTATGACAAGCCGTTTACTCACGTCGGCCTGGGAGGAAGCCGAACACACCAGCAGCAACACCAATGCGCTCAGTCCAACCGTCAGTAGTCTCATGGGCACCAGTCCTTACTCCAGCCGTAGGATATGTTCGTTGCTACCGTCCAGTGGCCGTACCGAGTCGGCCACAAAGAGCCACGCCTTGTCGGCCTCGTCGGCCACGCCCAACTCTGCCCCCGCCCAGTCCGCCACGATCTTCTCCAGCAACTCCACTCGCTCGTACATCGGCTGCTGCGAGAGGTCGTCGTCACCCCACATGATGAGGTCGTAGGGGTAGAGGCGAATGTCACAGTCACTCAGGTCGTACCACGCCGACTTGACCGCCTTGACGGACACGGGAACACCCTTGCGATCTACCGTCCACATGCACTCCATGATGAAGTTCTCGGGGAGCCGCTTCGCCATTTCGACTACCTGCGGCATACAGTTGGCCCGATTGCGTCCGCCCTGAGCCACGAAGATTTTGACCTCCCCGTGCTGCCGGTGTATCTGCATCGGCGGCAGGCCGGTGTCAGGCACCACAATGTAGCCCGACCCGTCCTTGACAGTCTTGGTGGGCATACACCACGGCAACACCCGCCCAATCCCGACGCGGCCCACCTCGTACTCAAACCAGTAGGGCCGCATTAGGTCACTCAAGACCTCGTACTTGTGCCGAACGATGTAGCGGCCCGGCTCAATCTTGGGGAGGTCGGAGGCATCCTGCACTGCATGGCAAGTGGGCACCAACAAACCACAATCCGCTACCTGCCCCATCAAGCCTGCGATCCAGTCCAGGCGGTCCGCCAGTTGCGTCTTCGTGAAATCCACGCCGTCTACCATCAGCACGTCAAAGAGTTCCACGCCCGCCTCGTGATAGAGACACAGGAAGATGGCCTGTTGGGGGCTGTCCATTGCCACAAAACTGTCAATCACCGCCGCCAAGCCACGGGCCGGGGCACCGTCATGCTCGAAAATGGTCACCCGGTCGCCATCCTTATGCACCTGAAGCATCCGGTACTCTTCCGGCACGACTTGAGCCACGACCGGGAAACGATACGTACCATGCTTGCGAGGGTAGCCGACGGGGACATACTCACCATACTTGAAGTCACAGACGGGTTCGACCTGTTCGGCTTCTTCCTGCCGCACCAGATAGAGGCCATAGGCCGGGGTACGCCGCTTGTAGGTGAAGGCCGCGTCGTGCATGACTTGTCCCGCCCAGGCGAGGTGGGTGGATACGGTCTCGGCAAAGTCTTCCGTCCCCACCAGAGCCTTATCCCCCGCAATGGCGACCGCTTCCGCATCCAGGCAGACAATGCCCGGCAGGGCGTCAACCACGTCTGGTCC